CAAAACTTATGGGTAACGCTCTTTGGATATTTAAAGAACCTGAAATGGGTCATAAGTATGTAATGGGTGTTGACGTATCAAGAGGAGATTCTGAAGATTTTTCATCTATTGAGATTATTGATTTTGATACACAGGAGCAAGTTTTAGAATATGTTGGAAAGGTTCCGCCGGACGTTTTGGCGGAAATCGCATTTAAATGGGGTGGAATGTATAACGCATACTGTGTAACAGATTTAACGGGAGGTATGGGAGTTGCAACATCAAGAAAATTACAGGAGATGAATTATGCCGGTGGGATGTATATTGATAATGTGGATACTCAAAATAAGTGGAAATGGGACCCCAAAATTAATGAAAAAATCCCCGGAATAAACTTTAACTCAAAAAGAGTTCAAATTATTGCATCTTTTGAAGAAGGATTGAGACATGGGTTTAAGATTTATTCAAATAGATTGTATCACGAAATGGGAAAATTCGTTTATATAAACGGAAGACCTGACCACCAAAAAGGGCAACATGATGATTGTATTATGTCGATTTCTATGGCAATATATGTCGCAGAAAAATCATTTCAACAACTAACAAAAAATTTGAGTCATACAAAGGCAATGATTAACTCTTGGGCAACAACAGTTAATGAAAATAAAAACTCATCAGACTTTTTTAATCCACTTGTCCCACAAGGAAATCAAAAGATGGGATATTTCCCATCTCAAGGACCCGGAAAAGAGGAATACCAAAAATATGGATGGTTATTCGGTGGGAGATAAGTATTTATAATATTGATTTATTGAATTAAATTTACAATATGGCTGAAAATAATAATTTAACGGTATGGCAGAGGTTGGGTAAAACCTTTGGACCCAACTCTCTAATGGGTCAGGATTACCCCCAATTTAAACTTGATAAGAAAGAATTATTAAGAACAAAAGATAGGGGCGAATATGAGAGAGAAAAACTACAAGCACAACAAACATTTTACTTGGCACAACAATGGGCCAAAGTAGAAAATAACTTATATTCACAAGCAGTATACTACGAACCATCAAGATTATCTTCCACTTATGATTATGAATCAATGGAATATACTCCGGAAATTTCAGCAGCATTAGACATCTACGCAGAGGAATCCACAACAGTCAATGAAGATGGTTTCATGCTACAAATTTATTCTGAATCAAAAAGAATTAAATCCGTATTGGCGGATTTATTCAATAACGTTTTAGATATTAATACCAATTTACCGATGTGGACAAGAAACACCTGTAAGTTTGGTGATAACTTTGTTTATCTTAAACTGGACCCTGAAAAGGGGATTGTTGGTTGTCAACAATTACCTAACATCGAAATTGAAAGAAAAGAAGTCGGGATGAGTGATAAACACCCTGTTGAGTTAGGTAAAACTGAAGCGAAAAAGGCGTTAACTTTTACTTGGAAAAACAAAGCTCTGACATTCCAATCATGGGAAATCGCCCACTTTAGATTACTTGGAGACGATAGAAAACTTCCTTACGGAACCTCAATGTTGGAGAAAGCAAGAAGAATTTGGAAACAATTATTGTTATCTGAAGATGCTATGTTAATATACAGAACGTCAAGAGCACCTGAAAGAAGAGTGTTTAAGGTATTCGTTGGTAATATGAATGATGAAGACGTTGAACCATACGTAAACAGAGTTGCGGATAAATTTAAAAGACAACAAGTTGTTGATAAGAACACTGGTAACGTAGATATGAGGTTTAATCAAATGGCTGTAGACCAAGATTACTTTATACCTGTTCGTGACCCGGCAACACCAAGTCCAATTGAGACTCTACCGGGCGCTACAAACCTTTCAGAGATTGCGGATATTGAGTATATCCAAAAGAAATTATTAACCGCTCTTCGAGTTCCAAAAGCGTTCTTAGGATTTGAAGAAGTGGTAGGTGATGGTAAAAACTTATCATTACAAGATATTCGTTTCGCAAGAACAATTAATAGAATTCAAAAAAGTATGATTCAGGAACTTAATAAAGTCGCAATCATACACTTATTCTTACTTGGGTTTGAAGATGAATTATCAAACTTTACTCTTGGTCTAACAAACCCATCAACTCAGGCAGATTTACTTAAGATTGATGTTTATAAGGAAAAAATATTGTTGTATAAGGACTTAGTTGCTGACCCCGGTAATGGTATACAAGCGGTATCATCTACTTGGGCCAAAAAACATGTATTCGGATTCTCCGATGATGAAATCAGAACTGATTTACTACAACAAAGATTCGAAAGGGCAATTGGTGAAGAACTTAAATCAACTCCTACAGTTATTACGAAGACAGGTTTATTTGATACAATCGATAAACTTTATGGTAATAATCTTTCGGGTGGCACAGCAGGTGCATCGGCAGGGGCAACACCTCCGGGTGAAGAAACAACACCACCACCATCATTCGGTGGGGAAGAAGCGGGAGGAGCACCTCCACCACCTCCGGGAGGTGAAGAAGCGGGAGGGGAAATTACTCCTGAATCCAAAAACAAGAATTTAAATATTTTGGTTGAAAATAGATTAATTGAAGGTGCTCAAATATTGGAATTTGAAACAGGAATGGATTCTTTAAATGAAATGGATGAGGAACTTGATAAGTTATTAAATTCGTAATATTTATATTAAAATAATTAAGATGACATTCGGACAAATAAAAACTTTAATTGAAAATCAATTAATAGAATCATATAAGGACCAAAAGGAATTTAAACAATCCCTCAAAGAATTTAAAGAAGATGTTTTAAAAAATAAAAACATACTTAAACTATATTCTTTATACGATGACTTATCAACTCCACAAGGATTGTCAGAACAAGAGGCGTATGAATATGTGAAAGAAGGTATTGATTTAATTAGAAAAATTTTACCTACCGTTGAGCTACCAAAAGGTAAACTTAACGAATCTAAAAATAACTATAGTGCTATTGATGAATTAGTTTATATTAATAGTAAAACTATCTATATGAATGATAGAATGGAGAACAAGAAAAAACTTGTAAAAACCTTATCTCAACCAAAAAAACAACTTAAAGAATCTCTAAATATTCCTATTAGTTCCATGATTAAAGTTGCAAATCAAAATTTAGGACAGTATGTTCAAGGTTTGGATGAGTCTTCCAAAAAGGAATTATTAGAAATAATTAAAGAAGATACTAAATCTCTTAAGATTAAATTTGAATCTTTGAAAAAAGATGCAACATTAAAATTAAATAATTTAATCGAAACAGAGAGCGATAATGTTGTTAAAGAAAAAATATCAGAAACAGTAGATAGAATTAAAAACGAAAAGTTTGACCAAGTTTCTTATTTAAAATTGAAACATTTGGTTGAATCTCTTTAAGAGTTTCTCTTTTTTTCCTTATAAATAGCTTTTGTAATTTCCGCCCTTCTTTCTACGGATTTTTTTGTGTATTCTTTTCTACCAAGTAAAATCTTATTCTGTTTAGTCTTTATAACTTTAGACTTAAGAGTCTTTAACGCTCTTTCAATATTTTCATTATTTTTTATCGGAACAATTATCATATAATTCTAAATATAGAGTAAAATTTGATATTAAGAATATTTTGTCATATTTTTAAAAAAAATAAACTTTTTTAATATGAAAAATGAATGAAAAAAGGTAAAAGCGTAAAAGTAAACCTATCTAACAACTTTAAATCAGTATACGGAACGGTTGATTCAAAAAATTTGAAGTCAGTATACATAAACATACAATCTTGGGTATCCCCAAAAGAGGAAATGGAGAATTGGAATAGAATAGTTTGTAATTTCAGTAGAGAATTAAAACACACAGTCTTTGAATCAATAGATACATCACTATTTATACCGAATTCAATTGTCGATTTAGATTTAAGAACAAGTGGAATTTTCTACGGAAAAAAATCTTTTTTAAATTTAGAAATTAACTTATTCGCCGACAAAGAGATAGATTTCAAATCAAATATTCTGAGAAATTCTGTTAAAAAAATAATTAACGACATACAAGAACATAATTTTTATTCAAACAAATACTTCGATTTTTCACTAACAAAGAAATAACATCAATTCATAATATTTATTTTAAAGTAAATTAATGAAACCACTAAGATTATTAGAAGCCCACGAAGTTGGATTTGGAATATTGGTAGAAATGGATGCAGGATATGTATCCCCAAAGGATGAGTTTAATGCAAAAATTCTTCAAGAATCTAAAAATATGGATTATAGAAATCCTTTCGAATTCTACGCAGTATTACAGAAATACAATACACCAAACAGAAATGGTAGATTCTACCCTGAAAAAATATTGAAAAGAGAAGCTGACAAGTATAGAAAAACAATTGAGAAAGGATTATCAACTTCAGAGTTAAACCACCCTGAATCTTCTCTTATAGATTTGGATAGAGTATCACACATCATCACTGATATATGGTGGGATAAAAATATACTTATGGGTAAACTTAAATTATTAACTTCTCCCGGATTTCATGAAAGAGGTATTGTATCAACAAAAGGTGATATTGCGGCTAATTTAATGAGACAAGGTGTGACTATGGGTGTTTCGTCAAGAGGGGTTGGTTCATTAAAAAAAGTGGGGGAAAGAAACGAAGTTCAAGATGATTTTGAACTGATTTGTTTTGATTTAGTTTCCTCCCCATCAACTCCCGGAGCATATCTTTTCACAGATGTTAATGAAAGAGACAACTACGAAGAAAACTTAGAAGAAGAAAAAAAGGTAAGTTCAGGTGGAAATATAGATGCGTCTATTGATTTAATGAGAAAATTATCCGATTATTTAGGAAAATAATAAATTATGGACGAAAAGTATTTTGTAGCAAAAATTCAGTATGATTTACCTGATGAAGCAACTGGTAAAATTAAAAAAATTAGAGAAGAAAAGTTAGTTAATGGTTATTCCGTGACTGATGTCGAAGCGAAAGTAACAAAAAAATACGAAGGCTTTACACATGATTGGAGGATAACTTCAGTTTCTGAGAGTAAAATCGATGAAGTGATTGATTAAAATAACTTAAATTTTTAAGAGTGGTCTTTTGACCACTTTTTTTTTGCTATTATGGAAATATTTATATATAACAAATTAAATAAACTTTTTATTGGTCATACCTATAAAAAATAAACTTTTTTCTATTTTGATACTATTTATAGATTAAAATAAATAAAACTATTTAT